GCTTGAGGCAGCGGGCTTCTTCGGCGGGTGTCCAGCGGGTTCGGAGGGTCATGCTGCGCCCTCCGCACCGGGTGCTAGCTTGGCGGGTTGCGGCCTGTCATCCTTGCGTTCCTCTCCTAGCGCCTTGGCGCGGTTTTCGGTGTCCCACTTCTGGACGGTTGCGGCTTGTTTGGGGGTGAGCCATGTGTCCTTGACGGGGGTTAGCCCGGCCTTGTGAAGCCGGGCGTGGATTGTGCGCTTGCTGGTCATGTTAGTGCCAGCCGCGCGCGGTGGAATACTTGGCGATTTCGGAAATTGTGCCAGCCCCGATAGCTTCGCCTTCCCACTTTGCAACCTTGGCAACACCGCCGTATGTGTCAGCAAGAAATTCTGCCTGTGCGCGGGCCTGCGCTTCGGTGTCAAATCCAGAACCGATAGGGCGGTTTTTGCGGGTTGCTGCGCTGGTTGCTTGGTAAGTGATCATCTCTGCGTTTCCTTGCTGTGGGTCTGTGCCCGTTTCCATGTCTTAGTTATATGCGCGGCGCGCAGGCATTGCAACAACTATTTTGCGCATCGGGCAACTTTTCCTGCGCCCTTAGCCAGTCAATGCGGGCGTGTTGCTTAGTCACAGGATAGCAAGCGCTTACTATCCTGCGTTATCGCTAACAACCTATAAGAAACAAAGAGTTATATATAGAGATATATATAGAATAGTAGAATAGTAGAATAGTTATCTCATTTTAGAAATGACTTAGCCCGACCCTTTATAGGGGCCGGGCTTGCTATCCTGCTATCCTGCTATCCTTAATATATTTCAAAAGGTTAGCGTGCTATTCTGTTTGCTATCCTGTGCTATTTAGCTTGAAAATCTGCACCTTACTCTTGTTCTTGGGGTGCATGCTTTCCTCTGAAAACGCTACGCCTGCCGCAACCATATCGTCAAGGCATTTCTGCACATCTTGCCGCTTCCACTTGCGCAGCCGGTTGAAGATCACGCCGCTTGTCTGCCCATCCTCTCCGATGATGTTGGCAATTTTGGCTTGCAACGCAAGCTTTGGTGCGTCCTTTTCCCGGTCATTTGCCGTGACCAAACGTGCCTTGTCATCCAGATCGCGCCGAACAAGCGCAAACGCCCAGCGCACATGTTCGACAGTCCTGCGACCCTCGGGGCATGCCAATATCAAGCTGACCTTGCTGACCAACTCATAAGCCCCGATGTAAAGCGCCTCTAGCCCTGTGCGTGACTTGTGCGCGTCAGCTTCATCATCCAGCCAATCCGCAACCGCTTCCAGCATCTCCCGCGCCCGCGCATCAGTCGGGATAGCAGACTTGCGGCCATAGTATTCGACCCGACCGCTTTCTTGCATGTCGTATTCGCCTGCCGTGTATATCTGCGCCAGCGTTGCGCCCATGGCGTCGGGCATTGCGACCTTGCGAAAGTCACGCTTGCGGCGCGGGGCCGTTTCGCGCTCGACAAACATCAGCGACCGACCAATAAACCCGTTTGTTGCGCTCTTATAGTCTACCAACTCGTCAAAGGTCACAGGCGTCGTAAACCCTATCAGGCTCAGAAATGGCCGCTCCAGTCCATTGTCCAGCCCGTCTATCGCCGTTGTGATCTGTGCGGCCCTGCATGCAAGATGCGGGCTGTTGTCGCCATCATCCAACTGCTTTTGAAGTCCAGCATGTTCCTTCATAAGTTCCTTGCGCAGATCGTCTTTCGCATCACCTGTCAAAAGCATAAAGCCGTCAGCTTTTGAGTATGCCGCCATCAGCATGCCGATCACGCCATCCAGATAAGACGCGCCGCCTTTGTTTTGTGCGTTTTTGATCTTTTGCAAAAATATGCCGATTTCGTCTATTACATAAAGCGCGGCTTGATGCCGGGTAAGGTTGCGCACGATCTCCTGTTCCGACTTGATCGCGCCATGTGTTGCGCCGCCAATGCCAGCCGCCCGGTGTATCTGCGCAACTGCCTGCTGGATCGCCTCTTTGCCAGTGCGCGAACCCGCCACGCAAAACGCGAATAGATTGGCGCTAACCCCGTCTTTGTCATCTGTGTATCGAAGGCCAGCGACATTCCCCATGGCGCACAACGCGCCAGCAACGGCCAGGCGTTTGCGCGGGCGGCGCGATTGATCTTCAATCCACCGCGCAAGCGTGCCGACAAAACCCGGCGGGCTTGTTAGATCAACGCCAGATATATCAAAGGGCAAGCCGTCTGCGCGCGTGTCGTATTCATCAGGCAATTCTAGCCCAGACTGCTCTGGTGTAAATGTAACCGGCATTTGCCAGCCTGATGCCTCCGCGTAATGCACCAAAGTTCCAAGGGTGACGGGGTTGGCGCACCGCCCGAAGCTATGCCAATGGCTATCCATACCCTTTTGCGTATATTTGTCGCCACGTTCTGACCACGCATCCCAAAGCGCAAAACCGGTGCCACCCGTAGCGTGATGAACCGCCATGCCAATCCTGATCCACGTCTCATAATCGCAATCGGGATCAATCGGGGCCAGCATGTCCGCAATATCGCCATGCGATACGTCCACCACGCGCCCGTCAAATTCGGCCCTGTGCCGATCCGGTTTGCGCAGCAGGTCCACAAGCGCTTGCGGGGCGTCCTCTACATCATCCGGCGAGCCGTAGCCAATGGCGTAATCTGTGCCAGACACATGGCGCGACCCGGGCCCAACCACAAACCCCGACGTTTTGAAGTCTAGTCCGGGATAATCCGCCAAATGCTGCAACATCGCAACCGGCTCAGACGGGGCGCGAAAATACAAATGTCGCGAACCGCCGCCCGATCCGGTGGACACGATAAGCCCAGATGACGCTATTTCAGGAACCGCCTCAGACAGCTTTCTAAAGCTTTCTATGCCGCCATTGCGCGCGTCTACATCGACCACTAGCCAACCGCGGCATAACACACCATAGCCGCTATCAAAATGGCCCGCGAGTTCCATTGCTTCTACTTGGTCGTCATCCCATTCAGGGGTGTGTTGCCAGTTTGCCGCGCGCGGGTGCTTTCCTGCCGCTGCGCAATGCGGGTTATCACATTCGCATGTGTCACCACGAAACCCCCAAAGCGGAAAAACGCGAAAACCAGCCGCTATAAATTTATGATGCATCATTCGGCACCTGTGCCGTCGGAAATGCCGCGCCCCAAATATGCAGACAGCTTGACGATGGTGTCGTAATGCGGGTTTTCATTTTCGCCAGAGCGTATGCGCGCAAGTGTGTTGCGATGCACGCCTGTAGCTTCTGATACAATATCTAGACGCCTATCCGCCAGCATTGCGCGTATCTTGTCTATGGTAAGCATTTTTGCGCCTCTTTTGTTTTGCCTGTTGACATTGCACAGCGTAGGGCATAATGTCAACACCATGCAGGGATTTAGGAAGCCGGAACCTGCACCGGCGCGGCCAATGGCCTAACATATAGGAGATCACATGTCCCTATTGGACACAGTGTCAAAGCCTGCTGATCGTGCGGTAATATGCACGATTTGCGGCGATAGCGGGATGGGGAAGACAAGCCTTGCGGCTGCGTTTCCAAAGCCCGTTTTCATTCGTGCGGAGGATGGCTTGCAAGCCATTGCGCATGACAAGCGGCCCGACGCCTTTCCGCTGCTCGCTGGCGCAAAGGCGAGCGATGCGGTCAAGATGCTCTGGGATCAGCTTATTGCGTTGATGCAAGAGGAACACGATTATCAGACTGTTGTCATCGACAGCGTGACCGCGCTGGAGCGTCTTTTCACAACGTCGGTTCTGGAAAGTGACCCAAAGGCCAAGAGCATCAATCAAACGCTTGGCGGATATGGGGCGGGCGTGTCTGCCATTGCGGCTATGCATCAGCGCGTTCGCAAAGCGGCTGGCTTGCTGAACGAGCGCAAGGGAATGCACGTTGTTTTTGTCGCGCATGCTGATGTTGAAACCATGCGCTTGCCGGACAGCGACGATTACATGCGCTACAGCCTGCGCTTGCCGCCCAAGTCATTGCCGCCCTATGTCGATGACGTGGACGTTGTAGGTTTCCTGCGCTTGGAGACCTTTACCAAGGGCGCAGACGGTGAGCGCAAAAAGGCGATTAGCAGCGGGGATCGCCAGCTTATCGTGCATGCCACAGCGGCGAACGTATCGAAAAATCGTTTTGGCGTCACCGAGCCGCTGGAATGCCCAGAGGGCACAAACCCTCTTGCAGCTATTATCCCGGCCCTTAGCGGCCACAACGCGCCTGTGACACAGGCAGAAGATGAAGGAGACGACGAATGAGCTTTTGGGATTTGAGCGATGGCGAGAGCGCCAAGGATACCGACAGCGAATATGAAATCCCAAGCGGCAATCTTGAGCCGATACCGGACGGGTCAAGCGTTCTGGCAATGGTCGATGAGGCCAAATGGGATGACAAGGACGGGGCCGAATATATCAGCCTTCGCTGGTCTGTCCTAGCGCCGGAGGAATACAAGAACCGCAAGATTTTCCAAAAGCTATGGGTTACGGATGACGACCCAAATGCCAAGGATGAAAAGGCAGCGGCAAAGAAGCGCGACAAAGCGCGCCGCATGCTGGCAGCGGTTGACGCCAATGCCGGGGGCAAGCTGACCAAAAAAGAAGGCGTGCCAACTGACGAAACGCTATCTGCCTGCCTTACCAACAAGCCGATGACGATCAAGTGCATGCTTTGGGAAATGCCAGACCGTGAAAAGCCCGGCGAGTTTATCCGAGGGAACTGGATTGCAGCGGTCGCACCGAAGTCCAAGGGTGTTGATGTGAAAGAGGCGAGTGCGCCAAAGCGTGCAAGTGCGCCTGCGGTGAGTGGATCACCGGCAGGGGGTTTTGACGATGAAATCCCGTTTGCGCCCTGCACGCTGATTTAGAATTGACACGGTATCAATTCTAAAAGAAAATGGCGGGTATGTAAAATTTACAAATAAAGCCAATACCCGCCATACCGAATGCGTTAGCTCGGTCTGACGGCATGATAAAACTTCCAGAAACAAGCGCAAAAATGCCGCATGGAGGTGTAAGGACATACAAAACGTCTTGGATTAAAGGCGTAAAGAGAAGATCATCAAAAACCGCGAGACATGAATATTTTGGAATTCTTTACAAGGGCAAGAATTACAAAATTCATAGGCTTATATGCGAGGCTTTTCACGGCCCTGCACCTGACAAAAAAAGCGTTGTCTTGCACCTTAACGAAAATGCAACAGACAACAGACCAGAAAATCTTAGGTGGGGAACTCAAAAAGAAAACCTAAACGCAAAAGGTTTTTTGGAATATTGCAGGTCAAGAACTGGCGAAGATAGCCCGACAATAAAAGCAAAAAACAGGAGAATTGAAAATGGATCAAAGAAGTGAGGCTTGGTTTTTAGCCCGCAAGGGCCGCATAACTGCGTCCTCTGTCGGGGCCATATTGGGCAATAGCCCAAACGGTGACCGAGATACGGTTATGCGCCGCATGGTGCGAGAATGGCATGGTGCAGAGCCTGAATTTACTGGCAACGTGGCGACCGAATACGGCACGTTTCACGAAGCGGGCGCGCTTGTTGAATACCAAATGGAAACCGGCAATGCGGTGCAGGAAGTTGGGTTTATAGAGCGCGAGGATTGGGCAGGGTGTAGCCCGGATGGGCTTATCGGGCTGACCGGTGGGCTTGAAATCAAATGCCCGTTTGGCAAGCGCAAGATGGCCGAAGGCGATACATTCAAGCCGCTTGCAGATCAGCCCCATTACCATGACCAAATCCAGTTTAGCCTTTGGGTTTGCGAACGCGCAACATGGGATTTTTACCAATGGGCGCCGGGCGCGACCGCCCTAGAAGTGGTGAAGCCATGCAGCAAATGGCGCGCGTCTGCCCTGCCCAAGCTACGCCAGTTTTACGCGGAATATCTGCACGAGCGCGAACATAACGCGACACCACATCTTGAGCCGTTGCGCCTTGTTGTGGACACGCCCGAAGCTGTGCGCCTGATGGCGGAATATGACGAACTTGCCGAGGCAATAGAAAACGCCAAGGCAAAGCAAGACGATGTTAAGGCCGCGCTTATCGGGCTTGCCCAAGGGCGCAACGCCACAATCGCGGGCCGCAAGGTCACGAAGGTCGAAACGGCTGGCAGAGTTGCTTATGCCAAGGCGATTGCAGAACTTTTGCCAAAAGCTGACTTGTCCAAATGGCGGGGCAAGCCTTCGACAAGCTGGAGGATTGGGTGATGACCTGGCGAAAGCGCGTCATTGACGCCCAAAGCGAAATTGAAAGGGCTAAACAATATTTTGAAAAAATGAGGGAAAAATATCTGAGAGACGATGTTTACACAATCCGTGAGGCGTCCGATGGAACAAAATCTCTTGTTGTTTTGAAGCGGCCCAAGCGAAGGAGCATCGAAAACAAAGCAATAAAGCGGGCAAACTTGGATAATTTTTTGTGCAAAATTGAAGATTTGCCGGATTATTGGCAGGTCAAGGATAGTGCGGACGAAGGGCTGCATCATGCCTTTCAGGTTTTATATGATGCGCAAGATGGAATGCGTCAAATTATAGCGGGTTTGCAAGATAAGCATTTGCAAAGACTGTATAAAAAAAGGCGCGAAATATATGACGCATACATAAACAGCCAAGAATGGCGTCAAAAAAGAGAACAAGTATTGCAGCTAAAAGGCTCTGCATGTTTTGTGTGCGGGTGTGATTATGATGACATTCATCATTTGCACTATGAAACGCTTGGGGATGAATGCCCAATGAATGATTTGGAGCCGGTGTGCCGCGCGTGCCATTTAGATATACACAGCGAGGAAACCCCATGACACTCCGCCCCTACCAAGCGCGCGCCGTGGATGCGTCCATAAACTGGATGCGCCAAAGCGTTGACCCGTTTATCATTGAAGCGGCAACAGGCGCGGGCAAGTCGCACATCATTGCAGAGGTCGCCGCGCGAATACACGCCAAGACGGGCAAGCGGGTGCTGTGCCTTGCGCCAAGCGCGGAACTGGTCACGCAAAACCGTGCGAAGTTTCTGGCAAGCGGCAATCCTTGCAGCATGTTTTCGGCAAGCGCCGGGGCCAAGGAATTGCGGCACCCCGTTGTTTTCGGATCGCCCCTGACGGTAAAAAACCGCATAAGCCGTTTTTGCCAAGCTGGGGACCGGGGCTATTCGCTTGTCGTGATTGACGAAGCCCACGGCATAACCCCGACCGTGCGCGGCATTGTGGATGCTATGCGGGGGGCTAATCCTAACCTGCGCGTCATGGGGCTGACAGCTACGCCATACCGCCTTGGCAGCGGGTATATCTTTCGCCAATGGCCAGACGGACGGGTAAACCCGGACGCCACATCGCGCGACCCGTATTTTACAGCCTGCGTTGATGTTGTTGGAGCGCGCGAATTGATTGACCAAGGATACCTGGCCCCGCCCGTCATTGGAGAAATCAATGCCGAAAGCTATGACACCAGCGCGCTAGTCGCCAATGCGCGCGGGCAGTTTGACGCGGACGCAGTAGATCGGGCGTATCACGGCCATGGACGCAAGACCGCCTCGATTGTTTCCGATGTTGTTGCGCAGTCACGGGATCGCAAAGGCGTGATTTTTTTTGCGGCAACTGTGCAGCACGCGCAAGAGGTTATGGCCTCACTGCCCCCGCACATGAGCGCATTGGTGACGGGCGAAACGCCTAAAGCAGAGCGCGCCAGCATTTTGCGCAGATTTGTTGCCCGCCAGATCAAGTATCTTGTGAATGTGTCTGTGCTGACCACCGGATTTGACGCGCCGCATGTGGACGTTATCGCTATCTTGCGCAAGACGGAAAGCGTTGGGTTGCTGCAACAGATCATCGGGCGCGGTTTGCGCTTAGACGACGGCAAGCGGGATTGCCTTGTGTTGGATTACACCACCAACCTAGATGACCATTGCCCAGATGGTGATCTATTTGCGCCTGTTATCAGAGCGGGCAAGAACGGGGGCAATGAAGGCGGATCAGTCAAGGCGTGCTGCGAATGGTGCGGATTTGAAAACGAGTTTGCGCTGCGCCCTGATACGGACCCAGATCAGATTGACCGGCACGGCTATGTCATCGACCTTGCGGGCCACCGCGTCCAAACGCAGGTAGCATGGGATGAGGCAAACGACCGTCCCGTAATGAAAGACCTGCCCGCGCATTTTGGGCGGCGCTGCATGGGGCTTATCAAGGCGGGACCGCGCGGCGAACATGCGAGGTGCGAATACCGATGGACTAGCAAGGAATGCCTAGCTTGTGGCGCGCATAACGACATTGCAGCGCGGTATTGCTGCGAGTGCAAAGCCGAGATTGTGGACCCGAACGAAAAGTTGCGCGGCGACTTCAAGGATCTGAAACGCGACCCGATCCGTCGCCAGACAGATCGCGTTGTCAGCATGGAGTGCAAGCCGGGGGTTTCTGCCAAGGGCAACAAGACCCTGCGCGTGGACTTCGTGACCGAATGGCGGTCATTCTCGATCTGGCTATTGCCAGAGGGCACGCATAGCAAGGCGATGCGGGATTGGGGGTTGTTTTGCGCAGCGACAGCAACTGCGCGAATTAGACCAGATGGGGACGCTGGCCCAAGCCCTATTTTAACGCCCACGACCGTCACCTACCAAAAGGACGCTGAAAGCGGCTTCTACCGGGTGCATGCTTACAACGCGCCTGCGGATGAGTTGCCGGAGCGGGCACAGGAGGCAAAGCATGCGGCTGAATGAATTGCATGATGCAGGGGTGCGCGTCTTTGGAGATACGTCTTTTCGCGGCGACTGCCCAAGCGAAAGCATGGAGCAGATGACTTTTTTTAACACGCTGCGCCGCGAATATCCAGTAACATGGGGCCGCATAGCCTTGCACCCTCGAAACGAGCAACAGCTACGCGGGGGGCAACACAAGGCGCTTGCGCAGCACAAGTCAGAAGGTATGACGCCAGGGGCCAGCGATATAATTATCCCGGCCCGCGTGACTTTTGTCTGTGAGTTGAAGCGACAGGACCACACGAAAAGCAAATGGCAACCGGGGCAGGTCGAGTATTTGGCAGAGGCAAATAATGCGGGCGCGTTTGCCTGCGTTGCCTTGGGCTGGAAAGCGGCATGGGAGGCATTCTTGAAATGGGAAAGCGGCCTGTAATTTTTGCAAGCGATGCCAGCCGCGAGGGGGTGCGCGATGCCAAGGAATACATCAGGCGGTTTGGCTTGACAAAGGATGATGTTTCGCTTGTCCAGCGCGACGGCATGACCTTAGTTTTGGCAAAGCGCGACATTCGGAACAAGCTAGTTGATAAGGAGACAAGATGACCGACCTACACACCGAAGCGCGCCGCCACATTGACGCGGCCCGGTCATTTGGCTGGACTTGCGAAAGCATGACCTGCGACTACGCCCAAGCCGNGATGAGATGCAACAGAAGGAACCCAAGCCATGAAGATCGATATTAACAACTGGTTTGCCGCCCTCGCGCGGTTAGGGGGTGGGGAATGAGCGGGCCGATGCCGCGCGCCTATCTCTACAGATATGCGGACCCAATGACAGGCAAGGCGTTATGGCGCGGTGGGGGGGGGCTTTGGAACGGGCAGCGGCCATCCGAAACGATCCCGCTTTATGATGCAGATGCAATCGCCGCCACCGTGGCGCAAGAGCGGGAAGCCTGTGCGAATGTGATCCACGAAGAACAAGCTAACATCTGGACGCAAGAAATCATGGAGGCGCTGGTGAACCCCCAGACATATGAAGACAAGGTGGAAATAGCGCGGATAATTCGTGACGAATTGGAGGTTATTCCAGCCACTATCAGGGCAAGGGGGCAACGCATGAGTGATTTAGATGTATGCAATAAGTGCATGGGGAGCGGTTATGGTGGGCACCCTGACAGCGGCGCGCTTTGTTATCACTGCGATGGCACGGGCGGCGTGACCCGCACCGCCACAATCCCCGACCCTGCCGCTATCGCACGGGCTGCGCTGGAAGCGGCTGCAAAGCGTATAGCACAGATCCAAGTTGACGGAGCGA